TGCGGGGGGAACACCAAGTTCTGGGGTAGGAGGATCTTCTAGTTCTGTAGCAGATTCTCCCGATCTAAAGACAGCAATCAGAAGAGCAGAATCTGGTAATAATTATGGTGCAACTTTTAGGGCATATCTGGATGGATTCTCAAGGAGAAATGAAGATATAACTAACATGAGTATCAATCAAGTTGTGCAATATCAAAAAGATTATCTTGCACATCAAAGAAGACTTGGTATTCCTGAAGGACAAAGAAGTGCTGCTGTTGGTGCATATCAGATGTTATATCCAGAGGTTGCGGCAAATAAAACAGGTGTTCCTTTGACTGCAAAATTTAATAAAGAAAATCAAGATAGAATGGCAGATTATTATCTGAATATAGCTGGATATCAACAATTTATCAATGGTAGAATTACTGCAGAACAATTTAACAATAGACTTGCAGGTCAGTTTGCATCTTTGAAAACAACAAGTGGTGGTGGCGTATATGATACTGATGGTATTAATAGGGCATATGAAGATCTTTTAGATTTAATTAAAAAATCAAAACCACAACCAAAAATAACACCAACAACAAGAGATAAGAATAATCAGGCATCGGTGTTAAATACTACTATAGGTGAAGAAGGTTCAACGACCTTTGTTCTTATGAGACAACAACAAGTAATAGTATAACATAAATGGCAAATAGATCAAGTAGTTCAATCTACGAAAAACTATCAATCACAAAAGGTGATACAGAAGTCAATCTCGTAGGAAAGGTTGTTGGGTTTGATTATTATGAAAGTTTATTGTCTCCAAATGTAACTGCAACGATTGGTTTTATTGATACTGGAAGCACTCTAAAAGACGAAAGTAAAAATATTTTTGGAACAATTTATAATACATTGCCAATTACTGGTGGAGAAGAGATTAAATATAAGATTGGACCACTTAAAGGAAGTCTTTTTAATAATGCGGCAAATAATTTAAATCAAGAATCGCAGAGAGAATCTGTGATTATGAGTTTAATTTCCAAAGAAGGACTGGAAAATTATAATATTGCCAATTCCAAAAAATATAATGGAAATATTTCAGATTCTGTAAAAAAGATTTTACAAAGTTCTTTCAATGTAAAAGAAACGAATCTGGATATAGATAAAACTGGAAATGGATATTCGTTTGTTGGTGCGAATGATAATCCATTTGAATTGATAACAGATCTCGCATCAATGTCAACATATGCGGAAGGAAATCCTGGATTTTTCTTTTATCAAACTAGAGAAGGTTTTAAATACAAAGCAATTGATAATCTAATTAAGCAAGAACCAAAAGAAACTTATTATTATAGTGGGGCAATGACATCTGGTATTGAAGATGATCATAATAACACTAAAATAGTATCATTTTCCATCAAAAAAAATCAGAACATTGTAAATGCAATGAAGTCTGGTGTCTATGAAACTAGAAATATATTTACAAATCCTCTTACATTAGAAGTTACAGAATTCATCTTTAAAATTGAAAATAATAAGTTAACAACAACTTTAGGAAGAGATATTGATTATTCTCCTGTAAAATCAAATAATTATTATTCAAGAACATTCTCATCAATGTTAGATGTTGGTTCATTTAGTTCTGGAATTGATGTCAATATCAATAATGATCCTAGAGAATATCTTTCAAAAGCAGCAATGAGATATAATCTATTGATGAGTCAGAAGATAGATATAATGATACCATCAAATTTAAATCTAGTAGCTGGTGATATTATAAGATGTGAATTTGAAAAATTAAGTGACGATAAAGTTATCAGTCCTTTTGATATAAATCAAAGTGGAAACTATTTAATCTTGGATCTTTGCCATCATTTTGATACAAAGAGATCTTTTACATCATTAACTCTTGTTCGTGATTCTTTCGGAGCATACACTAGTAAAAATAAAAAATAATGAAAAACAGTTTATCCACAGAGAATAGAACACCATTTCTAGCTACAGTAGTTGGATTTGATTATCAAAAAGAACAGGCATCTGGTGCCGGGTGGGGATGGAGATATAAGATTGCAATTCACGACTTTTATTCATCAAGTTCTGCAGAAATTGATGATAACAATATTGAATATGCAATTTGCATTCTTCCTTGCACTGCTGGTAGTGGAGGAGCAAATCGTGGACAATCAGTTAAGATAGTTCAGGGAGATATTGTTACCGGTTATAAAGTAGGAGGAAAGAGAGGTATTGCTTTTATTGATGGAGTGATACCTAGATCATCATTAGGTGGTCAATCTGTCGTGAAGTTTGGTTCAGGAAGATTTGATGCAAAGAGTGGTTTCTGGGGAAAAAATCAACCTGCTAATATTTTCGAAAAGGATGAAGTGAATTCTTGTGAAGGTGTTTGTATTCCAAGACCATTAAACAAAGGTTCAGGTTCTGATAAGTCCCAAAAAAGAGAAACTCCTATCGATAAACTCGCAGAAATTGGAATTAATGCGTTTTCTGCTGCAGCAACTGGAGATTTTGTGAGTCCGATTGTATCTGTTGCTTCGGAGTTTTTGCAATAAATATCAAACAAGGAGGAAATAAATTATGAGTTGCAGTAGAGCAGAATCACTAACAACAGGGCAAACAATTATACAGGCAGATCCTTGCAAAGACAATACTTTTGCAAGAATAGAAGCATATCTAAACAACTTTTTTGATAAGATTACAAAAGCAGGTAATGCAATTCTAAATCTTTCCAATGAAATTGATTTTGTTGTAGATTTAATTGGTAGTTCTATCACCGGATTTATCAACAAGATGCTTGGTTCTTTGAGTGACAAATTATCTGAGGTTATTAACAAAGGAATTGATGCTCTTACAAAACTTCTTATTGCTAAGCAATTTCCAATCCCTGCAATTATTGGTATTTTGACACCACTAATTCCCCTTGTTCAAAAACTTATTGATGGTATATTTTGCGCCGCAACTAAAGTAAAAGATGGTGCAAAGGATGTATTAACAGATTTGATTACTGGAGCAGTCAAAAATGTTTTGAATGCTGGGCAGTGTGTTGTTGAGCAACTTATAGGTGCATTTACAAATAATCTTGTAAATATTGTCGATTCAATCGTAGGTCCACTAGTTGCTCCAATTATAGACATTTTAAATGGATTTGGGACAAATATTTTTGGATTTAATATCAAAGATTTTTTACTTACAGGAATTAATGCAATTAGAAAGATTGCAAATCTCTTTGAGTGTGATGATAAAAAGCTTTGTCCTGCAAGCAGTAAATATAAAATCGATCAAGGACTAGTGAAAGACATGAGTGAAGAGGATGAGAATAGTGCTTGGAATACTATTTTCAGTGGAACTGCAATCTCTCAAGGTGCCACAAATCTTGCAACTGATTTTGAAAGAAAATATGGCAAATGGAATATATTTGGAGCATCATTAAGTGAGACTGGTGGCATTGGTCCGTGCCAATTTGGAAACATTACTGAATGTGGATTGCCAACGGTCAATTTCTTTGGTGGAAATGGTGTTGGTGCTGCCGGTGAAGTTGTTCTTGGGAATATTATTGATAATGTTGATACAGAAGATGCTGTTGGTTCTGTATTAAAAGTTGGAAGCATTGTTGGAGTGAATATAACCCGACCAGGAAGTGGGTATGGAAGACCACCAATTGTAACATTCCAAGATAGTTGTAATAAGGGATATGGTGCATATGGTCGCGCAATCATTGACCAAAATCCATCATCACCAACATTTGGACAGGTCACTTCTGTTGTGATTACAAGTGAAGGTGAAAATTATCCTGCAGACCTTGATGAACTACCACTTTATATTAATGATGTTATAATTGAAAATCCAGGTCAAGATTATGAAGAAGGAGATACTATAACTATAGGTTCTTTTGAAGTAGAAATTACTGAAGGAAGAGTTACTAATGTTTCTGTTCTTCCTGGATTTGCATATAATGGATTACCAGACCTAAATATTCAGAGTATAAGTGGTTTTGGGGCAGTATTGAGACCTATTATGTCAGTTGTAACACCACAAACTGAAATTGTTCAAGTTATTGATTGTGTGAGTTAATTATGGGACAGGAATCTAGAACTTATGATGTATTTGGACCAAAATTAGTCATTGACACTGGAAATCCTCAAATGGGTTCTCCAGGAAGAGACTCATTTAAAATGATGTGTGCAAATGATGCTGGCATTCGTTTTGTTCAGTCACATACTGAAAGTGGTATGTCGAAGATTATGAGTGAGGGTTCACTACAGGTTGAAGTTGGTGGTTCAGATTTAGTCAATCCAGAACAAACTACATTTGAATTTGTTTCTCATAAAGGTGATTTTGCAATCAATGTTGATGGGGGACATATTAAGATTTATGGGAAAGCAATCACTATTGATGCCGCTGAGCATCTTGTAATGCAATCTCCCAAAATTCAAATTGGATATGAACAAGAGTATAAAACAAAAGATATTAAAATTCTTGGGTATGCTGTAGATATTAAATCACAAAAAGGAAATCTTGCCGATGCTTTGCTAACAAGTTCGTTTCTAAAATGTTTTGAGGGAACTTTGATTGCAGATTTGGCACTTGCGGCATCAGGTTCACCAGTTCAAGCAGCACTTAACATTTTAACCTAAAATGACAAATTGTCCCGTACCATTAAATCCAGTATTTACAAGGTCTGGTGACTCAGTATTTGAAAATGTCACTATTTGGGGAAAACTTTGTGCAGAGGACATAAATCTTCCCGGTCTTTTAAATGTAGAAGATTTGAATGTTAGTGGTGTTTCTACATTTTTTGGTGATGCAACTTTTAAAGAAGATGTTACTATTGATGGTACACTAACTTCAAATATAATAGATACTGATTTTCTAACCGTTTTTAAAAGATTTAATGTTGGTACTGGTGGAACTTTATTTTCTGCTGATACTCAAACGAATCGTGTTGGTATTGCAGAAAAAGATCCATTAGGAAAATTTCAAGTCAACACGGATGGGGATACTTTTATAGTTGCTGATAGTGGTCTTGTTGGAATTGGAACTACAAATCCGATAGGAAATTTTCAAGTTAATAATGGCGAAGAAGTTTTTATTGTTACAGATGTAGGTTCTGTTGGAATTGGGACGACAAATCCTGGATATGCGATTGCTGGAATTGATACTGCTGCTCAGGGAGAATTAAAACTTGATATTGATGGAACAATTTCAATCTCAAGAAACATCTATGATTCTGCGGGATCTCCTGGATTTAATGGTTCTTTTTTAAATCGTGATGAGACTGGTATTCGTTGGGTTACTTTTGAACCAGCATTTTCTGATGGTATTTTTGTTCAGGATGAAGGTACTTATATTCCAATTGTTGGAGCTGCCCAATCCTTCACAGTATTAAACTTTGTTCAGATTGATAGTGGTGGAATAGGCACTGATAGTATAATTCCAATTCCAGATCCATCAAACCCCATAGAAATTGCAAGAATACAATCGCAAGATTTTTGGGGAGCAACTGGTTCTGGAGACATTTACAGACTCACAAATGTTGGTATTAATACTAATAATCCATTATTTACATTAGATGTGAATGGGTCATTAAATGTTGTTGGAATTGCAACACTTAATGATACGTTATATGTTGATGGTTCCACTACTCTTAATGATACTTTATTTGTATCTGGTATTTCTACTTTTTCTTCCAGTGTCTTTATGGACGATACACTGGATGTTGATGGTTCCACTACTCTTAATGATACTTTATTTGTATCTGGTATTTCTACTTTTTCTTCCAGTGTCTTTATGGACGATACACTGGATGTTGATGGTGCAACTACACTTAATGATACATTAGATGTTGATGGTGCCACTACTCTCAATAATACATTAGATGTTGATGGTGCCACTACTCTCAATAATACATTAGATGTTGATGGTGCCACTACTCTTAATAATACATTAGACGTTGATGGAGTTGCAACATTTAATGATGTAACTGATGCTACTAGTACTTTAAATGCATCAGTTCAAATTGATGGTGGTGTTGGTATTGTAAAGAAATTAATTGTTGGTGGTGATACGACTATTGAATCTACTACTTCATCAACAGATAAGGACACTGGATCACTTGTAGTTGAAGGTGGTGTTGGTATTGAAGAGAATTTAAATGTAGGAAATAATGCCAAAATCGTTGGTGATTTGGAATTAGATTCCACATTAACCGATCAAAATCAAAATACTGGTGTTGCTGGCAAAGATTATCGTTTAGCATCTGTAGGAACTGGTGTATCTTGGAGACCATCTGGTGTTGAGACACAAAACACAATTTGGGTGTCAAAGGATGGTAATGATGCAAATAGTGGATTACTTGAAGGTGATGCCAAAGCAACAGTTGGTGGTGCAGCAGCAGTTGCTCAACCTGGTGATACGATTAAGATTCGTCCTGGTCGTTATATAGAAAACAATCCAGTCGGTCTTCGGAGAGATGTATCAATTACAGGAGAAGATTTAAGACTTGTTACAATTGAACCACAGAATACAAGTTCCGATGTTTTCTGGGTCAGAAGAGGGTGTTTAATTGAGAACTTAAACTTTGCCGGAGCAACAGTTGGAGTTTCTCATCTTGGTGCTGGAGCAGTCGCATTTCCTCGAAATGGAGTCACTGCTGCAAGTGGATTTACTGATGCTGGACCGGCAGATGAAGGACCAACTTTAAGATGGAGATCTCCATATGTAAGAAATTGTACCAACTTTATGACTGAAAGTATTGGTATGAAGATTGATGGTAATGATGCAACGGCATCTATTCCTGGTGCAGATCTCAAATCAATGGTTTGTGATTCATTTACTCAATATAATGAAAATGGTATTGGTGTATCAATCACGAATGATGGTTATGCACAGTTAGTTTCTATCTTCACAATTAACTGCGATATTGCAATTTATGTTGATACTGGAGGGCAATGTGACTTAACAAACTCCAATAGTTCTTTTGGTAATTTTGGATTATATGCTGTCGGTCTTGGAGCAACACAATATTATGGAACAGTATTGAATAATGTAATTCCAGGAGATAATTCTGATGTAATTGTTGGTACTGGTGTAACTGATAATGATAATAATTTTAGAAGACCTTTTGATGGTCAAGCACTATATTTTAAAATTGACTTGGGTAATTATCCTGATACTATTGGTTCGGGAAGGATTACTGCCCCAATGAATGAACTTGATAGTATCACTGTAGTGAATGGAGGAACACCAGGACAATTTAGTCAGGTGAATCCACCAAATGTGGTGATTCGAGATAATGATGGAATAGTAGCACCAAAAGGTCCACAAGGAATTATTGCAGAGGCAAGTGCAACTGTAAATGAAAATGGACAAATTACCGAGATTGATGTGATTAATTCTGGTAGAAATTATCTACCAACACAAAATATAGTTGTTGATGTTGAGGGCGATACAAGTCTTGCCACTGCAAATATGTCACCAATTTATTTTACGGTTGCGGAGGCAACAGAAAATACTGCAGGGATTACGACTATCACATTTAATGAATTTGTTCCTTATGAACTGTTTGCAAATGACCCCTTCACACTTCAAAGAATCAGTCGTATTCTCACAAGCTCTCATTCTTTTGAGTATGTAGGTTCGGGCACAAGTATAAATACTTCGTTACCCTTTCAGGGTGCTCTTCCAATTAAGGAAAATGAAATTGTTGCTCTTGATGGAGCACAAATTCCATTTACATCAACGGATCAAAGAGGTAATTTTGATATTGGTGAAGGAATTCAGATTGATCAAACAACATCAACGATTCGGGGAAGAGACTTTAGTAAAGCAATTCAGGCAGAAGTTACACCACTCATACTTGCATTGAGATAATATGGCAGTCGCACCACTTAATAAATTTATTACAATAGCAGTTCCGGTTGCACCAGGAGAACAAACCGTATATACTGCACCGACTGGTGTTTCTTCGATTGTTCTTTATGCTTCTGTATCTAATGTTGGAGTGAATACTTATCCGACAGTTACTTTCACACACAGAAGAAAGAGTACGGCATCTAATACATCAGGAAATACAAGAAATATTAGAGTTATAAAAAATGGTGAAATACCACCACAAGATGCACTAGTCATTGTTGATGGTAGATTAGTTTTAGAAAGATCTGCACTGATACAAGATTCAGTTATAATTGAAGGAGTTCAGGATGGTGTTGTATCTATAAGCACTGTCCAATATGATAATACAACAGGTATTACAACTGTAGAAACAGCAACACCTCATGGATTTGAGGCAAATGATGAGATCACAATGAGTGGAATTGCATTTACTTGTGGTTCTTATACTGGTGGTCTAACCACATCTATTTTCCCAGATCCACAAAGATCTTTTATTGTAGATAGTATTGATGGTCCTGTTGGAACTTCTCTCACATTTACAACAAATACGGGTGTTGTTTCTGGTATCGCACACACATATTTGAGTGGTGGCCAAGTTGCCCCGTTACAAATGGAGTTTATTATGAGTGTCTTAGAGAACAGTACTACATAGATTTAGGAAGATAGTATAGAAATGAAATATATTTCGGGTAAATCTAAACTTACTTCACAAACTGGACTATCTTCAGATAGATATAGATATTTGGCATTATCTGATGCCGAACCAAATTTAGGTAATCCTACTATTGGACCATCATCACAAGGAGTAAAAGTTCCTCCTCCAGGACAACAATTTGATTTAATTGCTGTTGCAAATAATTATGATAACAATAACAGGTACTGGCTTCCGAGAGGTGGTGGACTTATTCCTGGATCAATTACTATTTACGAAGAAGGTAATCAGGTAGGTGGATTCAGTAGTACAACTCAATTAGATTTTAAGGGTCTTGCAATAACGGCAACAGGTGATAGTCCTTTTGACCCAAATCCATCTCCATTAGTCACAATTACCGTTGCACCACCGGGAAATGATACTGAAATTTTATTTGTAAATTCTGGTGTTACAACAGATTTTGGTACTGATTCAAGATTCACATTTGATGATGGACTTCTTAGTGCTGGTGATAGAATTACTGTAGGAACTGGTGGCACAGTTATTACTACAACTGGTATTGGATCAGTTGGTATCGGAACGACAGATCCAACACAAGAACTCCATTTAGTGGGTGATTTTAGAATCACAGGAACAATATATGATTCTACGAACGATCCCGGAACAACTTCAGATGTTCTAATTAAAACTGCTGATGGTGGTTTATTATGGGTTAATCAATCATCTATTGTAGCAGGTGCTGGTGGAACCATAGGTCAAATTCAATATCATAATCCAGCAGGAATTTTGGATGGGGCAGATTTCTTCTATTATGATTATATAAACGATCGTGTAGGTATTGGAAGCACGCAACCTACACAAACTCTTGATGTTTTGGGTGTATCTACTTTTGTTGGTGGTGTCTTTATTGATGATCTTTATGTGAGTGGATTATCAACATTTAAAGGAAATATTGATGCCGATGGGAATTTGGATATTGATGGACAAACTGAACTTGATGACTTAAATGTCTCTGGTGTTTCTACTTTTGCTTCTGATTTAGATATCAATGCCTCTGTTGATGTTGATGGTCATACTGAACTTGATGACTTAAATGTCTCTGGTGTTTCTACTTTTGCTTCTGATTTAGATATTAATGCCTCTGTTGATATTTCTGGTAATCTGGATGTAGGACAATCAATAGAAGCAACCAATCTCAATATTACTGGTGTTGGTACGATAGCACAATTTGATTTTGGTACAGGAGAATTTGATAATATATTAGTCACTGGTATTTCTACACTTGGTAATGTTGTAGTAAGTGGAAATGCAATATCAACAAAATCTGGTACTGGTAATTTAACGATTGATTCTGATGGTGCATCAACAGTTGTTATTAATGATTTTCTTTATGTCACTAAAACAACAGAATCTACAGACAAAGATGATGGATCAATCATTACAGATGGTGGTATTGGTGTAGAGAAGAGTGTTAATATTGGTTTAAATTTAAGTGTTGGTGGAGAGACGACGCTTGCATCGAATGGAGGAATCACAACAACAGGTGGAGATCTTTATGTTGGTGGTGATCTTTATGTCGATGATGACATTACATTTGATAGTTTAACTGCAAGAACGGGAACATTTACAGAATCCTTAGAAACTGTTCTTTTTAATGCATCTGGAATATCTACATTTGGAGATAATGTAGATATTAATGCCTCTGTTGATGTTGATGGTCATACTGAACTTGATGACTTAAATGTCTCTGGCGTTTCTACTTTTGCTTCTGATTTAGATATTAATGCCTCTGTTGATATTTCTGGTAATCTGGATGTTGCCGGAAATGTAGATTTAGGTGATAATACTTCTGATACCATAACATTTGGTGGTAGAGTTGATAGTAGTATAGTACCATCAACAAATCTCGCATATGATTTGGGTTCTGCATCTTTACGGTGGAATAATGTTTATGCCCAAACATTTAGTGGACAATTCGTTGGTAATGCTGATAGTGCAACACAAGTATCTGCAGGAACGACAACAGGAACTGATGAATATTATCTAACTTTTGTTGATTCTAATAATACAATTAGAGGTAATGAATTCTTATATACCGATGAAGGTATTGTTTATAATCCAAATACTAATCAATTAGGAATCGGAACTGATAATTTAACAGCAAAATTTACTGTTTATTCTACAATTTCTGATGTTAATACTAGAGAGATAAGAATTGATGCATCTGATGCACCAGCAGGAACCACTGCTTCTGGTCTCTTTAGGATACTTGGAGACCAAAATGCTAATGGAAAATATTTGATTGGATATAATACCAATCATCCAACTCAAGCAAATGAATTATCATTAAAAAATTCTGATGGTGATATTACATTTAATAATGCCAATAATGGAACTCCTACAGAAAAAGTTCGTATAACATCTTCTGGTGATATTGGTGTTGGTATCGCAAATCCAACAGAAAAACTTCATCTGTATGGAGATGAGGTTGTTGTTTGGGCACAGCAAGATAGTGGTATTTCAGGTTCTTCTGGATTCAAGGCAACTGCTGCTGGAGTTGATGACTCAGCAAATGCCTCATATTATCAAATGAATTCTGGATCCATTTGGGGTCAAACTGGTGGTGCAGGTATCAGATTTGGCAAGGCAGATAGATCCGAATATTATATGATTGTGAATACCAATAGTGGAAGAATTGGTATTGGAACCGACATAGTTTCTCCGACAAGAACATTAGATATTTCTGGTGGTGTAAGATTCCGTGATGAACTTTATGATGTTAACAATCAAGCAGGAACACCAGGTCAAGTATTATCTTCTACTGGTTCTGGTATTGATTGGATAGATCAAAGTCAGCTGACATCAGGTATTGCTGCACAAATTCAGACCATAACGAGAAGTACTAATGCTACTCATTATCTAACCTTTGTTGATAGTGATAATGGATCTTCTACCGCAGAAAATCTTTATACTGATGCTGGTATTGTTTATAATCCAAATACTAATCAATTAGGAATCGGGACTGATAATCTAACAGCATTATTGAATGTTTATGGTACAACGAGTCCATATATTTTGGTCGAAGATGGAAGTCCTACAGACAATCAGGCAAGAATAAACTTTAAGTCACCAACTTACGAATGGACTACTGGTCTTCATGGAGGTGAGAGTGGGAAATATAAGATTTCATATAATTCCACACATGGAACTAATGATTATCTAACAATATTAACATCTGGTTCTGTCGGCATTGGAACTGTTGATCCAACACAGGGAGTAGATATCAATAGAGGTATAAGACTTCGTAAATCACTTTATGATGGTAATAATGACGCAGGATCTTCTGGTCAAGTATTATCTTCTACTGGTTCTGGTGTTGATTGGATATTTGTAAGTGGTCTGAGTGTTGATAGTGCCGATAGATTAACAACTCCAAGAATTATTTCTTTTAGTGAAGATGTAGTTGCAGTTGGTAAAACCTTTGACGGAACTCAAAATGTAGGTTTTGCACTTACACTAACAGATACCACTGTAGTTGCAGGTTCTTATGGGTCTTCTACACAAGTAGGAACATTTACTGTAGATTCAAAAGGAAGATTAACTGCTGCTTCTAATGTTAATATTGACTTTGCGGGTGCTAGTGTTGATAATGCGACCAATGTAGTTGTAACAGATGAGTCTACAGATACTACTTGCTTCCCATTGTTCGTCACTGCCGCAACAGGAACTCTTCCACCAAAGACTGGAACAAATTTAAAATTCGATTCTGCTAGTGGGATTCTAGCTGCAACAGAATTTAAAGGGAATCCATATGATGCAGTTCCAGCATATTCTAACAGTGATTATGATACTGTTAGATGGAATACAGATGAGTCTGCGATTACTCTACAGAGTGATACTGACTCTGCAATAGGAATGGCATTTCCAGCATTCCGTTGTAATACGAATAGTGGAGAAACTTTTAAAATTACACTCCAAATTCGTTCAGGTGTTGGAGCTACAACTCCAGATGGGGTATATATTAGACTCTACGAATATGATTCAGAACTCCCTGATGGAAAAACACATGTATCAAATTCTGCCACCAACCCAGTAGTACAAGAAGATACTAGAATAAAGAATCTTTCACCAACTTATAATAATCAACCTGGAGATCCCAATTGGCAAACTTTAACATTTGATTATACTCCAACTTCTACTGCTGTATGGTCAAGTGTCGTTATACTAAATTGGACTGGACTTGGTACTAACCCTCTTTATATACGAAATTATAAGAGAGAATCTGTTTTAAGTGGTCTGAGTGTTAGTAGTACCACACAAATTCAGACCGTAACAAGAAGTACTGATGCTACTCATTATCTGACCTTTGTTGATAGTGATAATGGATCTCCTACCGCAGAAAATCTTTATACTGATAGTGGTATTACATATAATCCTTCTAGCAATGAATTGAAAATTTCAAATGGGAAATTGATTATTCCATCTACAACTGGAACTATTGCTGGAAATACTTTTAATAATGGTTGGTTACAAATCGGTACTTCCACTCTTGGAATTACTATGGATCCTAATGAACTTTATTTTGCCGGTGCAGGTAATATAGGTGCTTTATCTGAAGGATCAATAACGTTCACATACGGACCAAGATTTAATGCAGGAATTCGTGATGCTGGAGATTCTTTAGGATCTCCTGGTCAATTATTATCTTCTACTGGTTCTGATATTGATTGGGTAAATGCAAGTGGTCTGAGTGTTGATAATGCTACTAAAGTAACAGTAACATCTACTGGAAATAATACTACATACAAAGTTCCGTTTACTAATACTACAACAAATGTTACAGGAAATTATGGTCTATTGCATGATAATCAATCAACATTTACCTATAACCCAAGCACTAATACATTAACTGCTGGTACATTTAGTGGCAATGTTAGTGGCACAGTAGATAATCTTGCTGGTGGAACTGCCGGTGATATTCCTTATCAAGATGGACAAGGAAGCACTACATTTTTAGCAGATCCTGGTGCTGGTGGTGATGGTTATGTTCTTACTTGGAATAATGGATCTACAGCACCACAATGGAGTGATTTGGAAACTCTTGCTGGTGCTGGATATACATTAACAGCAATTGATAGTGGTGATAATGTTGCCTTAAGATTGAGTGATGGATCAACTAATGATGATGTTTTAATCACTGCAGGTTCAAATATTACAATTGATCCAGTAGCAGCAGGAGGATTTACAATTAGTGTTGTTGCTGATGGTGGTGGTGGAATTCTTTCTGATGTTGATGTGGTTCAATATGCAGATGAAGGAACTCCAAGAACAGAATATGGTTGTTCTAATCCAATATCAGTCACAACTTCTGCTGGAATATCAACAATTGGAATAGGATCTACAAGTAACGCATATGGTAAACGTTATATTCAGGAAACTGAACCAACAACTGATGTTTGTGATGGTGATATTTGGTATGATACTTCTACGAGTGCGGGTTCTAGTAGTTCTAGTAGTTCCGTATTAACAGGAACTATTCATATGTGGGGTGGTACAATTGCAAATATTCCCACTGGTTATCAGTTATGTGATGGAAGTGCTGCAGCAACATCAGAATTACAGGCAATTGTTGGTTCTAATGTTCCAGATTTAAGAAATCAATTTATTGTTGGCGCAGAGTCTGATGGAGCAGACTCTGTATATCCAGGTCTTTCTCCTGGTGCTACTGGTGGTAGTGCTAATGCTGTCTTGATTGCTCACAATCATGACCTAACTGCAAATAATCTATTTCCTAATCAAAATGATTTTTTTGGTGGAAGTACTGCAAATTATGGTGTAAATGCAAGTGGTGCTGGAAGTATAACTTACTCCAGCACAATAAAAACCACAGGATTAAATGCTTCTGGATCTTCATCAACGACACAAACAGGAACCAACGCAAACCTTCCACCATATTATGCTCTTGTTTATATGATCAAGACCTAAATAATCAAAAAATATAAATTATGGGAATTAAAGTTAGATCTGGTGGGCAGTGGGTTGAAGTAGGCAGTTCTAATGTTGGTGCTGCTTCTTCTATACCATTTGTTGGTGTATTCTATGAAAATAATCAGAATGTCACTCAGAATCATACAATTACTCCCAGTAGAAATGCAATGAGTGCTGGTCCAATCACAATAGATACTGGTGTTACCGTTACAATTCCATCTGGCAGTGTTTGGGTAATAGTATAAGGAGGTAATATGGGAACTCTTAATTTAGGTGGGGCTGCATTATCGGTAGTTGGGGGAAATTGGACTGATGCCCCTCCCGGAACTATTATTCAGGTTGTGCATGTTCAAGACGGGGTTTTTGCCTCAGGGTCGGGGATTATCCCTATTGATAACACTACCCCTCAGAACACGGAGGGGACTGAGTTTATGAGTTTAGCAATCACGCCAACTAGTGCGACAAATAAGCTGCTGATCAATGTAGAGGCAATTCTAACAGTTTCTGCTTCTTCTAGTTGGATAAATATGGCTCTATTTCAGGATTCTACTGTTGATGCTATAGCATCCTGGTCAGAGTACCCTACTGGTGCTGGTGCTCCTGGCAATGCTACCTTCACTCACTACATGACGGCAGGGACTACATCTGCAACTACGTTCAAATTCAGGGCTGGAAAGAACGCTGCTGGTATAACGTACTTCAATGGAAACTCAGGTGGGGGTTACCTTAACGGTACTTATTCGTCGTCCATGACTATTATGGAGATTGCAGCATAACTTCCAATCTTTCTAAAAATACTGAAATAGTATCATAAGACCTAAATAAAACTAAAACAATTATTATTATGAAATACAATATTCCAGCAGCATTACAAAAACTCACACCAGGAGCAGAATGGGTGCTTCGTGGTAATGAATATTCTGGTTTGGAGTGGATAGACGGACACGGATACGAGCAACCAACTGAAGAAGCAATCACCGCAAAAATCACTGAACTTGATAATGCAGAAGCAATGAGACTTCTGCGTGAAGAAAGAGATCGTAGAATTGCATTGACTGATTGGAGAGCATCATCAGATCTTACAATTTCTTCTGAGTGGTCTGCCTATCGTCAGGCACTTCGTGACCTTCCTGCTACTGCAACTCCAACTCTTGATAATAGATATGAGTTGGATATGACTTCTGTTACTTGGCCCACTGAACCTGTTTGATATGGCATCCGAACTTAGAGTTGATAGAATAATACCGGTCAATGGAATACCTGTTGGTGCAAGTGGTGCGGGTATTGTGCAGATTGTTCAAGGAAGTACTTAAACACAGATAACAAACAGTACCGATACTTATAATGTTACAAGTAAAACCACTTCCCTAACCGGCACAGTTGACACCCGTGCTCTGATGCCTTATAATATACAGGTAATCAAGGGAAGCACCCGACACACCATGAACAACACCGAATGCGTCCAAGGTATTGTAATTGACATCTGCTCTCGTTCCTTCTTGCTTTTGGGAGATCAGGGAGATGAAAGATTTGTTGAATGTGATAGTGTTGACGAGTTTATGAATGTGCTAAACTATGTGACAGAAAATCTTGAAGATGACCAAATCGAGTATGCTGACCTTGCCGTTTCCTCATAAATAAACCAACTATGGAAATCTTTACTGTGAAAGAGTGGGAAGAAAAGTTTGATGAATTGTTCGAAAGAGTTGAAAATGGGGAGACGATAGGTATAATGGGAGACGATGGTAAGGCAGCAGTAATGGTTCCTGCCGATGATGAACTTTTCCGAATATACACTGAGAATAATAACGAAGCTCAGTAAGTTCATCTTTTTTCCTGCTCGTGAGACTTGGTAGTCAGAGGGATCTTATAAGTCCTTTGCACCAGATTAGTGCCTTTGAGATGGTTCGAATCCATCCACGAGTATTGGTAGTCGTTAGGCAGATAG